CCTTTAGAAGGATAATAAGATTCCTTCAATGTCTCCAACTTCTCACGATATTCTGCGTCACTTTCAAACTCAACACTCTCTGCCAAGGAAGCAAGCTTCTCTTTTTGTGAAAGTGCCAAACCTTCAGACACTTCGGAGAATATCTCTTGAGCAACTGACTCTGCGAGTCTAGCGTTCAATGTGATGTTCTTCTCGATCTGTTCGTTGAGTTTGGTTTCCATATCATCAAGTTTTTCTACCATATTCTCAAGGACATCATATTTATCTTCAGGGATTTGTACATAATGATCTTCAAAAAGCTTTTTCATGCCGCTTAAGAATGATTCAGTCATCTCTGCTTTAAGACCAGACTCGACTGCTAATTGGTTCTCTTGAACCCATTCATCAGCAACATACTCAAGATAGGAATCAATTCGTTCTGTGATAGAACCACGAATTGCATCTACCTCTTCTACTAGTTTAGACTCGTAAGTCTCCTCGAAATTCTTTGTCATCGCTTCTTTAACTTCAGATACTTTAGATCTGAGAGCGGCTTCAAAGATTGTACGAGCTTTAGATTGGAACTCTTCACTGAGTTCTTCTCCATCTAGAAGTGCAGCAACGTCTTCTTCAACGTCGATTAACTCTTCTTCTTCTGCTTCTTCTTCAGCAACTACTTCTTCAGTAGATGCTTCTTCTTCAGCAACGACTTCTTCAGTCTCGGTTGACTCTTCTTCAGCAACAACTTCGTCTGTTGTTACTTCGTCTTCTGCGACAACTTCCTGATCGGCTTCGAGTTTCACTTCTTCTTCCTCTGGAACATTGTTCAACTTTTTACCAACGCCAACATCAGCAGGTGATGATCCGTCTTTTTTACCTTTACGGTTAGTAACTACGTCCTTAACTTGCTTAAGTGTAGAACCAGGTGTTTTCAGCGCAGCTGAATTGTCATCAGGTTTGTAGTTAGTAGGTGAAGGACCGCCTAGGTCTTCCCATGACTGAGGTGTTCCCCCAGTGGTGAGCTTAGGCATTGGATCGCCAGCACTTGCGCCAGAATTGACCGCTGTCGAGGATTGCTTCGTGCCCGCTTCCATTTCCTGTAAGTTTTTGTCACTAGACATTTGAGTTTTCTCCGAGTTTCTTATGAGTAGAAATCTATATTTATTTATACAATATTAAAATTTGTATGTATATATTCTATAGGGAGTTTAGGAAGTCTTGGAATAAACCAAGTTTTTGTTCTTCTAAATTTCTTGCCCTACTTGCACGTTCTATTTTAATTCGTGTCTGATTAGCGAGTCTTTCCTTTAGGAGTCCACCATCCCAAACCCACTCTTTTCCTTCCATAATACCTTGAACAAAGGCATCAGGTGCAGATGGATCAGCGACTATATCTGCAGCAGTAGCTAACATGAAGTCTTCACCGACTTCTTTATAACCCTTGGTATTATCCCTTAAAGAACCGATACCTCTAGAAGATACTCCTAAAGTTACCCCATCCTTCAATAGTGATTCTGCAATCTTACCCATAGGTGTAGATAAGATCTGAGCTTTACCAACGAAGTTTTTACCTTCTTGCCTAAGATCAGTGATCTTGTGTGATACTCTGTCGAGGTTTACGGTAGGTCCATCTGGGTGACCTAATTCACCAAGAGCACGTCCTTTTTGAACGTAGTCCTTGTTATACCTGTTGACTTCCTTTTCCATTATGTTAAATGGATATAACCGACCATTGCGGTTTACCATTTCACTTTGAAGGAATACACCTTTTATAAAAAGATTCTTCTTACCACCAACCGTTTCAGTGATAATTTCAACAGATTCAATTTCTTCTCTTATGAGTTTCATCGGATCAATTAATCGCTTTATTTATTATTTATTGATTTACTCTTCGCCAACCTCATCAGCAGACTCTGATCCACCACTATTTACGAACGTAGTATTGATATCAGGTCTAAGAGTTTCAATCTTTTCTGAAGATTTTGTGTAAAGGATGTCTTTAATTTTGTCGGTCACTTCTGCTGGTGACGCATCATTTACAACCATATCCAATAATTCATCCATTGTCTTTCACATTAATTTACATATCTATTTAGACTAAATATATCACATGATATAATGAATAAGAACATGGGAAGTAAAAAACCCGATAAAGTATCTAAGATTGATACTGATTATCCTGGACCATTTAACACACGTTCAGACAATGACGATGCAATAGCACATCTTGTTAATGATGGTAGATTCTATATTGAGGAGAGAGAAGACGATTAATGCATAATAATGTCTACCTATTTCAACCACAGTTTTTGGTTGAAGTTAGAAAAGAAGATAACTATTGGATGCCTTATAGTGCTGCATGCTTATGGAGTTACTGTACGCAATTTGAAGACATAAATGAGCATTATAAATTTAAAGAACTTTTCTTTAAAAGAGAACACCCAGATAAAATTTTAGAACGTTTAGATAACCCAGTAGTATGTGGTTTTAGTTGTTTTGTATGGAATATTCAATACCAATTACATATTGCAGAGATAATTAAAAATAAATATCCAAATTGTATTATCGAATTTGGTGGTCCTCAGATTACCAAGAAAATGTTTGATGATAACGACTTTATAGATTGTATCCAACTTGGTGGTGATGGAGAACCACACTTCTTAGATCTACTTAGAGATGTAAGAGATGGTAATGAGATAACAAGAATTTATGAGAAATCTAGATTAAAAGAACTAGACTTTGTAAGTCCATATCAATCAGGAGTATTTGATAGACTAGTAGAAGATAATCCAGATACTATATGGGCAGCTATTTTAGAAACTAATAGAGGTTGCCCACACATGTGTACATACTGTGATTGGGGTGGAACTACTTACGGTAAAGTTAATAAGTTTGATATGGGAAGAGTACAAGATGATTTAGATTGGATTGTTAAACATAACTGCCAATACTTATTCTGTATTGATGCCAATTTTGGAATTTTTAAGAAAAGAGATTTAGAAATAGCACAAATGCTACGAGATGCAGGAGATCATCCAGATAGCGTGATTGAAGATATTGTCGTACAAGATTCTAAGAATGGAACATCTGGATTTGAGATATCACATATATTAGGACCATATGATCAGAGAGGTGTTACTATAAGTGTTCAAAGTATGAACCAACCAACTTTAAAAGCAATCAAGAGGCAAAATCTAAAATTAAATGATATTGCAAGTCATATGAAGTTAGCAAATAAGTGGGGTGTTATGTCATACACTGAACTTATTCTAGGTCTTCCTGAAGAGACACTTGAATCTTGGAAGGAAGGATTCTGTGCTTTATTAGAAGCAGGTCAACACTATTCTATTGATGTTTGGTTCACCCAAGTATTTGGTAATACTGAATTAAACAGTGAATTATCTAGAAAGATACATGGTATAGAAACTATTGTTGCAGAAGATTATATCTCATTCTCTAATAGAAAAGATTATCAAAAAGTAAAAGAGACCATAGAACTTATTAATAAAACTAATACACTATCAACAAAAGATTTAGTACAATGCTACCTATATGGTTGGATGATAGTTCAATTCCATATAAATGGATACTCTCAATGGGTTGCTAGATATTATAGACATAAACTTGATATACCATATAGAAAATTCTATGACACTATGTTTGAGAGAATAATTAAAGATGATGGACATATAGGAGAAAGTTATAGGAATCTATATGATAGAATTTACAGTTATATGACAACAGGAAAAGTTGCAGAAGATAAAGATAGAGGACATAAGTTAGAAATGTCTATGGCAACTGATCGTGATGCTCTCTTTGAACATAGAGAAAAAACTTTTAAATTTGTAAAAGAATGTGCGGATACCTTAGAAGGTGTAGATCCAGATTTACTCACCTTTCAAGAAGAATACGTATATAATCCTGAGGTAGACTACCCATTAACATTAAAACTTCCTTTTGATATTGAAACTCCTTGTTGGGACAATAAGGATATATATTATAACATAACCAATTCTAGAACAGAGGAAATGAGGTACGATACGTGGTTATTAAGCAGAAGGGGATTAATGAAGAATACTATCGTAAAAATGAAGTCTACTGGTGTAGAGTCACATAAAATAGGATTACATGCATAACGTCTACATGTTCCAACCACAGTATGCTGTGGAAATAAGAAAAGAAGACACCTACTGGTTGCCTTACAGCGTAGGGTGTCTATGGAGTTATTGTAGTCAGTTCAAAGATATTACAGATAACTTTGAATTAAAAGAGTTTATATTCAGAAGAGAAGATCCAGCAGATATATTAGATCGTTTAGATAATCCAACAATATGTGCTTTTAGTTGTTATATCTGGAATGAACGCTATAATTTACATGTAGCAAAATTAATCAAAGAGAAGTATCCAGATTGTATTATTGAATTTGGTGGACCTCAAGGAACTAAACATTTACTTGAGTATGACTTTATAGACACTATTATCATCTCTGAAGGTGAAGAGTCATTCTGTGATCTTCTAAGAAAAATTAAAAACAATGAAAGTATTGAACGACTCTATACTAAAGAGCGAATTGAGGTATTGGACTTCCCTAGTCCTTATCAAAGTGGTCTTTTTGATGATATCATTCAGAATAATCCTAATGTCATGTGGGCTATGACTATGGAAACTAATCGGGGTTGTCCACATATGTGTACATACTGTGATTGGGGTGGAATGACATATCAAAAAATTAAAAAGTTTAACCTTGATAGGGTCGAACAGGATATCGAATGGGCAGGTAATCATAACGTTGGATTCATCTTTAATGCTGATGCTAATTTTGGTATCTTTAGAGATAGAGATATTGAGATTGCAAAGTTGTTTAGGAAAGCAGCAGATAAAGGTAATCTAGAAGCAATTAATATTCAATACACTAAAAACTCTACAGAAGTAGTTTTTGAGATTGCACAAATAGTTGGTGACATTAGTAGAGGAGTCACTATAAGTGTTCAAAGTATGAATGAACCTACACTTAAGGCAATCAAAAGACAAAATATGAAGGCTAATAGAATATCTGAGCAAATAGAAAAGAGTAAAGAATATGGCGTTAAAACATATACTGAATTTATTCTAGGTCTACCTGAAGAAACTTTAGATTCTTGGAAGGAAGGATTCTCAAAAGTTCTTGAGTGTGGTCAACATGAATCTATAGATATATGGTTCTGTCAAATGTTTGGTAATACTCAACTCAATAGTAAACTCTCAAGAGAAGTACATGGAATAAAAACTATCAAGTCAGAAGACTATGTTTCTTTTGGTAATGATAGAGATTATGATGGAGTAGTAGAGATAATAGAACTTATCTCTGAGACTAATACAATGACCAATGATGAATTGATTGAATCATACATGTATGGTTGGTTAATCGTTCAGTTCCATATTGCTGGTTATACTCAACTGATAGCAAAATACTTCCACTATAAGTTAGGGATATCTTATAGAAGATTCTATGATGCTTTATTTGATTATGTTAGAGGCAACAAAGGTAAACTAGGAGATCACTATAGAGAGATCTTTAATTCAGTTAATCATTATATGAAGACTGGAAAAATATTAGATACGGGTAAACACGGTCATACATTACATGCTGGAAGTTTTGCCTTTATGTTTAATAATAAAGAAGAGATCTTTTCAGAAGTAAAAAATATGATTAGAACATTACAACCAATGATTGAAGAATGGTGTGATGTTAAATCTCCAATAGATGATAATATATTAGAAGCACAAAGATGTTTTATCTTTGATGAAAATATGACATACCCCCATACATTTAAATCCAACTATGATTTAAGTACATGGGAAGAGAAAGATATTGACTATCTTATTGATACCGAATTTAAAAATTTTGACAAAAATAACCCACATGAGGTCTTCATCTTAAGACGCAAAGGTCTACTTAAGAATCAGATGAAGGAACTATGTAAGGTTTAAAGGATTCTATTGCCTCATCCCAAAGGATTCTGTGTTCGTAATCTTTATCCTTATCTATTAAAGCAATAGTAATAGTAAATCTCTTGTCATCTGTAGGGTTATGAGAACTATGCAGAGGACCAACATTAATAAGACTAGAAGTACCAACATCAACTTCATGTTCAATAGTAGACTCTTCTGGTCTAGCAACTAATACTTTACCGTGATAGTGATCATCTGTTCTATCACCACCTGCTCGTGCATCTGTAGTACTAACTTCAAATGCTTTATCTGAAGACCACCATCTCATAGTACTTCCTTTAGCACCTATTTGATATATTATTTTTGCCCAAGACCAATCACCAATATTATCAGAATGCACAATACCGTCCTCATGTGGAGGAGTATAAAAGAACTCTATCCAATGAGAACTATATCCCATGCTGTTTAACCACGGGAGAATTTTATCATTACCTAGATCTTCAAATTGTAGTTGCTTATGGAATTGCAACCACCCCATACCTTTAGTTTTATATTTTGATACGTCTATGTTTGGAAGATAATCTGGTATATTTAAAAACCTATGAGCATTTTTCATCAAAGTCATGAATATTTTCTGAACCACCAACCGCAAATGGATTGTACTTGGAAGTTGCTATCTTGTACAACTTTTCATGAGTGCTTGGACCTTCATACTCTTGTCCATCTTCTTCATCAATAAACCAGTTTGTTTCTTCTTCTGATTTTGGGTTTTGTTCGATTAACATCATTTCAGTGTCTAACTCCAATCTAAGTTCAGGTGGTGCATACTTATTCTCATTAGTTGCTATAGGCATACTATCATGAGGATGTGCAAGTTCGTTAATTACTCTATTCATCCAGTCAGTGCTATCCTCATCTTTTTTTGATTTAAGAGAGAACCATTTTGATGGATTTAATGAGATCATACTAGGTTAGCGTTGGTGCTTCAGGATCTAAGGGTGTTTTGCCAGATGCTCCATTAGTGTTATCTGGAGATTGACCTCCCATAGGTTCCATTGGTAATCCTGTCTCAGGATCAATAGGAGCCATTGGATCGGGTATAACACCCTGCTCAATCTCTTTTGCAATTAGTTTATCTTGCTCAATAATTTCCTCATCTGTTTGACGAAGGAACTTACGACGTACATAGTCCTGTGAATAATATTTACCAACATAAGGTTCTGCAGTCGCTGCAATATTAAGGCGTTCTGTCATTAACTCTGCTTCCTTCAGTTCGGAGAAGTGATTATCATATAAGAAGTCATATTGAATATGCTCCTCCATTTTATCCCAATCTTCTGGAGTTACAAGGTTCTTAAGTAAACACTGGGTCTTCAACATATCGTTGAACATCCTTGAGAATCTCTTACGTAATCTACCTACAAACTTAGTAAACTTAAGTTCATCTCTAAGGATCTCTGAGGATCTTCCTAGGTTAAACCCACCTTCACCACCTTGTCTTGACTCAGGCACGTTTAGAGACCTATACAACTTAGACTGGAAGTACTTAATATCTGCTAGTTCACCTAAGTTCTGTCCACCTGGTAGTGTAGTAATCTCAGTTCCTCTACCACCTTCTCTACGAGGTAACCAGAAGTCTTCCAACATAGACATAAACTTCTTGTCATCACGAATCTCACCAGTACTTGCATCATATACCAACTTATTACGATAACGCATCATAACGTCACGTAGATATTGTTCTGCCTTTTGCTTGGGAAGATTACCAACATCAATGTAGAAAATTCTACGTTCTGGTGCTCTTGATAAGCGATAGATTACAAGACTATCCTCAATCATTCTTAATTGATTGAGTGATTTAAT